AGGATCTTGAAGTAACACGTCTAAGTTTTGGGTATCTGATTGTGTAGGTTTGCCTACTTGAGTTGTTTGTGCACTTGTTTGTGCATTTTGTTCAGCGTTTGCTGTCATATCTGCAACGCCTTGATTTGTTTGATTGTTTTCGTCCATGAAAAATCCTCCTATTAATTTTATTTTTATTTATACTAAGGGGACGGAGGTCCCCATAATATCAATTATTTATTAGGTCTACCCTCTCTTGTTTGTATCTTTTTAATATTATTAGTCTTATCTGGCACAGGGTCTTTCTGTTTAGTCTTGTTAGCTATCTGATTATTAGTCTGTGAAGCGGTTGTGCTAACTGTAGTAGTTTTACTAGCAGCTGTAGCCTCTGCACTCTCAGTAGCATTTGTGTCTGTGCTAGCCCAATCATAATCATTAGGTGAAACATATGGTGTATCTGGTGTAACTGTCTCATATGGTATTTCTGTCTCTTCAAGTTTATTCTTCTTCTCTGTAGCGTAGTCGTAACCAAGGTTAGACAATAGAGTTTTTTGTGATAGGATACCGTTTAGCGCTAGTTGTTGATTTATGTTTTCATCTGTCATGCTAGGTAGATTTGTACCTATCTCAATAGTTATATCATCTATATTATAGTAACTGTTTGATAATAGATTAATTCTCTGGAAGAAGTTGGCCCATCTATGTTTTATTAGGACGGTTACTCCTTGTCTTATATCATCTAGCATCAGTGCCATTGTATAGAATTTTCTATCTATCGCACTAGCGTTAAGGTCTCCAGAGTTAAACGCTGCGTCATTAGTATTAGGTATACCACTGACCTGAAAGATACTGTCTACGTAATATTTTAAATATTTAGTAGCGTCTTCAGCATGTATTTCTTTTAGTAGCCAGCTTACGTCTCCACCCTCTTGAACAAAAAATGTTTTAGAATTTATAAGGTGCTCGTCTTCAATGACACGAGCTGGGTTAGCGATCATCTCAGGATTTGATGCGCTAACTGGTTTCTCAGGGTCAAACGATGGATTAGGTATTGTTATTGGGTTCTCAGGTCTGTATCCAGAAATTTTAAGTTTAGCGTCCACATCATTGTATTGGTACATATTATTTAAGTTATTCATTATCTGTTCATAGTTTGTTACCAGAGAAATAATAGGGTCTATAATGCTTACTTGTGGGTCTGGCTCAAACACTGAGAACGTAGGCACTTTATGTGTTGATGGTTTTTCTTCTTTCAATGTAACGACCTTTTTAAATTTATTTGTAGAGTCTTCCTTTGTAGTCTGATCATATATAGACGTGCCATAATAGCCAGTATATGGATTACACTCAATACAATAATAAAGAGTGTGCTCTTGGTTATCTTCACTGTTACGTGAGCTTAAATTATATACAGAAATCAATCCTATCGCATTTTGTTGTTGTACGTCTGATATATCAGTAGGAAATATTGCTACTGTGTTTAAGGCGCTCAATGGATAATATGTATAATTTGGCTCCGAAATAGATGGAGCTTTACCATCTATAGAATCAGATTGTGTTGACGCTAGGTCTAATTGTCTTTCATATGCACATCCGAATAGCACAGCATCATGAAATAATTGCTTCAATACCTTTGCATCATCATTTTTAGATGATAGAGTAGTGATTATAAATTTTAATTGCGCCGCTGTATCTGGATCTAATGGGGATGTATGTGCAGGATGCAATAAACGGTAAGCAGGTTCTTCAGATTCATCTACAATTTCTGCATTATATGTAATTTCTCCTGATAAGTAGCCTGCTGCTAAATCAGTAATGAATTTTTCGAAAAAAACTTGTACTTTTGTACCTGTTACGGTATCAGTTGATGTAATTCCACGTAAATATCTATCTTGAATGCTTTGTCTTTTTGCTAAAACTGCATCTACTTCTGCAAGTAAATCGTCTAATTTACCGGCGTTATACTCATCTTTGATATTTTTTGTAATTTTAATCAAGGCATTTTACCTCCTTTTCGTTCACTTATATCATGATTATAGTATAAGATTTTTTGTTTTACAAGTGGAGTACAACTTTTAGAACAAACGTTCGCTTATGGGAGATTTTTTAGGGGTACCCCTTTTTGACAAGTTTACATAATATTTGAAAATTGGTGTATGTTTTGGGGGTTGCCACGCAATTTTCGTGCTCTGAAAGATATACTAGGCAAAGCTTTGCAAGTTTTTTGTTTTGTTACATTTAATTTTAAAAAGTTGTTGACATTGTTTATAAAATATTATAAAATAGCAACATAAAAAGAAAGTAAATAATAAATTATTTACTTTTTGACAAACAAGACCAAAAAGACAAAAAAGAAAAATAGTTGCTAATTAAGAAAAAGCCGTCATTTTTGTCTAATTTGGGAAAAAGTATCTAATATGGTGCTAAGCATCGCAAAAAAATGAAAGGAGTTGAAGAAAATGAAAAACAAAGAAGTTATTTCAAACTTTTTACAAATGAGAAACGCAAAAACATTAAATTTATTTACAAGAAAAGAAGGTGACAAATTTGTTTTAGTAAATTATGAAACACCAATCGCTTACATACAAGGCAAAGACTTATGGATAAATCAATGTAAATATTCACAATCAACAAGTGTAATTCAAGGACAATTAAATTATCAAGCAAGCAATTCAAATTATAATATAATTTACTACAATGAAGGTCAAACAAATTGTAAAGGAGGTGCAAGATATGAAAAATGTTAATGTAAAATTATTCGCAGTGATTTACACACTTACAAAAAACTTAAACAAAAAACTTGACGAAATGAAAAAAGCAATTGTTGAAGGTGCAAACTTAACATTTAAAGATTACGCAAACATTAAAGTTGTAGAATGCACTAGAAAAAGTTGGTCAAAAGAAGCACAAACAAAAGCAGATGAATACTTAACAAAATTAGGTTACGAAAAAGAAGAAACAAAATACACAAGAGTTGAAATTGATAATATAGACAATTCAACACTAGAAACAGCAGAAAACATATTCAATATGTTAGAAAACAGCAATGACAACACAATTAAAAAAGTTGCAAGTAAAGTTGCAAAAGTAAAATAAGCCCGGGGCGGGGACATACCCCATCCCAAGGGGGCGGGTGATTAATAGCCCCCACGAAATAGCCAATATAGGAGGGAGAGGAAGATGGAATTTTCAAAAATTAAATTACAAATGGTAAGAGAAAAAACAGAAGAATATAACACAAAGATTACAACACCAACCGACATTGTAAACTTCATAAACCAATACGAAAGATACGATTTATCACCAAATGAAAAAATAATAGTAATAGGCCTAAACACAAAAAACGAAGTAACAATATACACCGAGGCCACAGCAGGGACCATACGATACAGCCATATAGATATGGCCGAAATATTCAAACCATTGCTATTAGCAAATTGTAGTAAATTCATAATAACACACAACCACCCAAGTGGAGACGTAACACCAAGCAAGCATGACATAGACTTAACAAAGCAAATAATGAAAGCTTCACAAATAATGGGTATAGAATTCCTAGACCATATAATAATGGGTGACAATTCTTATACTAGCATTATAAGTGAAATGAGAGGGGGTAAATAATATGGACGAATTAACAAGACCACTAGAAGATTTTATAAATGACATAGTAGACTGTATTGACATGTGGACTAGAAGCGACTTACAAGGCCATGTATCAGCTAGATGTATGGAAACAGGAGAAAATGATGACGAAATACTACAAATGATCGATAAACGCACGATAGAATTATACGATAGTATAATATAATTAAAAGTATAAGGAGGGAAAATAAATATGCTAAAAAATGAAGAATTAAAACAAATTAATTACACAACAACATTATTACAAATGATAAAAGAATATGCATGGGAAAGTGACGATTTTTATGACAAAACAGGTATAACAATAATAGATATAGAAAAACGTATCAAAGCATTAAAACATATTCATACTACACAAAAGCTAAAGAAAAAACGTAATTCACAACAAAGCACAGAATACAAAAAATTACACAAAGAGCATAGAAATATAATGCAAAATATAAATTATGCAAGACATAAAGGTAACAAAAAGAAATTAGAATATTGGACACAAAAATTAAAAGAACATAATAAAAATTCATAAACTAATTAGGGCGTGAGTGTAAGCCACCCCAAGCCTATAAAAACAAATGCAATTAGGCTAAACAATAATTTGTTATATACTTGACTTTTAATTAAATATGTTGTATAATTAAAAGTGAACAGTGTATACGGACACCCCAAAGGGCAAATCTAAACCGTATACAGAAGAAAGGAGAAAATTATGGAACTTATGATTGCAGACAAAATGAGGACAGTTGAAACTATCACACCGAGCCAATACAAAAAATTACTAAAAGACGCAGGAAACAAAAAGAATATATTTGTATATGGTAAATCTGGTATAGGTAAATCAACAATAGTCGAAGACTACGCAAAAGAAAACAAATTGCAAGTAATTGTATTTTCACTTGCAACAGAAATGCCAGAGGCTATGGGAGGTATCCCACATGCAAAATTAACAGAGGGAGAGAAGAAAGAAGCAGTTGCTTACTTTACAAGATTACTAGACGAAAGACTTGCTCCAATATTCAAGGACAAAGGGAAAGGTTACATATTATTCTTTGACGAAATGAATCAAGCCTTGCCAGAAGTAATGAATGCTTGTTACTCTATCTGTTATAATGACCCAAGTAAAAGACACTGGGTAGGACACAGCCTAGAGTTCGCACAAATAGTAGGTGCAGGAAATTTAAGCACGGGAGAGGACGGCACTGTATATCTAAATGATATACCAACACCACTACACAACAGATTTCATGTATTCGAGTTAAAATCTAACAAGACAGACACTAAAAACTACTTGAAAACAAAATGGAAAAACATACCACAAGTTGTTAAATACATAGATGAGTTATTGAACAACGACATACCACCAAGAGATATAGACGAAGTATTAGAAACTCTTGCCTATGAAATGGACGGCTTATGGATATCTTCAAAGATAGGCTCAGCATTGACAACCAAGTTATATGATATACAAAAGAAAGTTAAATCAGTAGACCCAGCCAAAGCTTTCAAAGCTTGTAAAGAAACATACGAGGCATTTAAGGAAAACGGTAGAGTGTTATGGGCAGGTGACTACATAGAAGAAGAAAAAGACTTACTAGACGAGTTTAGCTCAATACTATCCGAGGAGGAAATCAAAGCCATAGTGAAAGGAGATGAGTAATATGGCAAATGTATTCTTAGAGGGAGGACATGACGAAATAGAAACAGCAATACTTTTAGAAAATGCAAAACAATGTGACCTAGGAGAATTAAATAGCAAGTATGAAAATAGGGTTGCCTTCACAGACGGCACAAGAGTATTCATAAATAGTGACGACAACCTTGCTAGAATTCTCCCAGACTACAACAAGGGCATGCTTAAATGGTTATTATGGCACGAAAAATATCACATGACTTTAAAACATCATCCAAGATTTTTCAAATATTTAAAAGAGTTGCGTGATAACGACGACGAGTTTGTAGTAACAAAAGACGAAGTGAACATTATAATGGACATCTTAGTCCATGACAGTTTATCAAAAATGTTTCCAGACTTAGTAGAAACAGCAATACATAACTTTGCACAAATGAGAAATAGAAACTCTCTGGGATATACATTTAAAACGCACACCCTAGAAGATATGTTAGACGAATATTCAAAATATAAACACCCAGAGGAAGAAGAAAAAGAAGACGAAGGAGAAGACGGCAAAGGTAAAGACGAAGAAGAAGGCGAAAGCAAAGAAGAAGACAAAAAGAAAAAGGGACACGGCGAGAGTAAATCAGACACCAAGCCAAGTAAAGACAAGGAGAAAAAAGAAGACGGCGAGCCAGAAGAAGACAAGCCAAAACCAGAAGAAACAGAAGAACCAACACCTGAACACGATAAAACAGACTGGAGTGGACTAGAAGACATAGACACAGAAGAATTTATAGACAAGGAAGAGGGAGACTACCTAGACGATAAGATAAATAAACTAAGAAGAAAGAAAGTAAAATTAGGTAGACTAGCACAGACACTTGCAGGACTTGCTACAACAAAAAGAGAAAGGACTTATAGACTACCAAGTATGTTACAAATGGGTGACGGTTGTATCTTTAAAGGAAAGACCCCAGGGAGAGTAGCCTTATACCTAGTCTTTGACGCAAGTGGTAGTATGGGGGCAGAGCTTGCCACTTTCAAAGAATTAATATCTCGAGCTATACCACAAGCACTAGACTGTCCTTGTGAGTGGTTTTCAGGATACAACCCTAGCGAAGTTGAACGCAGATGTAAGAACCCAGCAGGAAGAAATCGTGACTACTACAAAGGTAAATACAAAGACATATTAAAAACATATGCAAGTGGTGGATACAATGATGACGGTGACAGAGTAATCGAAATATGTTTAAAGGCAGAAGAGAAAGGCTATACACCAATAGGAGTAACAGACGGAGGGGGAGCAATATATGAGCCAGAAGTTTTAAAGAAACTAAAGAGAACAATTTTAGTAGGACCAAACGGACACTGGTTAGCTAGAGCTAAACAGATAAACCCAAATATACAAACATTAGAGTTAGAATAGAAAGGAGGTAATGTTTATGTATACAGTATTAAAACCTAGAGGGTATAATGCAAACGTCACTGTATTAAATACAGACACATCTTCTAGTATAACAATAGGAAAGCTAGACCCTAGAATAATAGCAGTGTTAGAAACGGGAGGACATAAGTTTGACAGTGACGCGAAACTAGCAGAGTGGAACTTAACAGTGAACAAGGATACAGCAGAAACGTTAGTAAAACTAACTTTGCAAATGAAGAAACCAATAAGAGACCAAAGAAAGAAACCAGAAGAAAAGATAGGGGTTGAGGTAGACGCCTTCAATCTAATCTTTGGAGTATAAAAAGAAAGGAGTTGATAATAATGGAAGGTTTCAATAAAGTAATCATCAATAAGAACAGAGGTTGGAGAGGACTTGCAGAAGTAGAAGTTAGAAGTGATACAGGCGACACAAAACAAAAAATGGTATTTAGTTTTTCACAACTTGTATGGGACGATTTAATTAGAAACAATATCATAGTTACACAAGATAAAGAATATTATTATGTATTATATTTAACTGCTTGCACTGGACTACCAAGCCCAACACAACAAAGAAGTGTGTTGATCAAGAATGCCGTAGCATCAATTGAAAAAGTGAACAAGATCGAGAAGAAAGCATGGACATCTGCAAAAGCAGAAGACTGGTCTTCAATCATGCACTTCAATAAAAACAGAAACAACCACACTCAGTCAGACTGGAACTGTATAGGCTTGAGAGTAATACCAAGCATATAGGGCTATGCCCATAAACAAATGTTCGAAAGGAGGGGGTAAAAATGCCAAACCATGTAAGAAATATTTTAACATTTAAAGATTTAAACCCAAATGAAAAAGAATTTATATTAGAAAGATTTACATCTTGGTGTGAGGAACTTGGAGATAGAATAATAGACTTTGATAAAATCATACCAGAGCCTCGCACAGAGAGTGAATGCCCAGATGACTTCAAAGTGAACAAGGACAGCCATGTGCAGGAAGATAAGGATAGACCTTGGTTCGATTGGTATAAATGGCACAACTTTTACTGGGGCACCAAATGGAATGCTTATGACGGGACAACTTGTGTCTATCCAGATAGAATTGAATGTATGTTTAACACAGCGTGGTCACCACCGATGCCTATATATGAACAGATGGCAGAAAAATATCCAAACTTCGAATGGGAAGTTAAATATGCAGATGAGTGTGGTGGAGACAATTGTGGATACATTATTCATGATAAAGGTGACTCTTTTATGAGTAAAAGCACATTTATGAGTAATGACGAACTTTACAACGAAGTCTGGGGTGAAGATGAATAGAAAGGAGGAATTAAAATGCCAAATGTATACGAAACTATAATAATACTTGACCCAATAAAATCTGAAACAAAAGAGATATTTAAGGATATGTGCCAAAAATTTACAGGCACACACAAAAGAATAAAAATGGAAGATATGGGGGTAAAGAAACTTGCTTACCCATTAAGAGACGGTAAGTTTTCTGAAGGATACTATGTAGTGTTCACTTGGATGGGGCATCCAGAAAACGTAGCCGAATTAGAAAGACAAATGCGTATCAATGATAATGTCTTAAAATTCATAACAGTTAAAAAAGACCCCGATGAATATGATTACCCCGAAGATGAATTTGAAGATATTGTAGCAGATGAAGTTGCTAAAAGTGAACAGTCTTCGACCAAACAAGATGCTTGGAATTTAATATTTATGGGAGGTGAAATATAATGATGGAAAAATTCTTAAAAGATTATGTAAAAATGTATGTTGAAACAGCTGAAATAGAGTTGACCAAAGACCAGCTAGCATCAATAGTGAACAGGATCATGGAAGAGGACGACATCTGGGACACAATGGATTCCTATATTACAGATTATTTAGAAGAAATGGAGGTAATGTAAGTAGTTGACATTGTTTATAAATAATGATATAATATATAAGAAAGGAGTAGATAGTATGGATACAGAAATAGAATATATTGCAGTATCAGACACAGACCCACAAAATGAAAACGAATACTTTGACACCAAAGAAGAAGCAATTAAATATGCAAAAGAAATGGATTTAGACCGAGTAATAAGAGTAGACTACACAGACGATACAGAAGAGGAAATATGGACAAGAGATTAAAGAAAGGAGTGAATAAAATATGTTTGAAAAAATCATAGGACAAAAGCAAGCAAAACTTGCCATCAAGGATTGGTATTTACATGAACAACAACCGCTTCTAATTTATGGGTCATCAGGATTTGGTAAGACAATGTTTGCAGAAAGTTTAGGTGCCAAGACAATTGACACAACACAAATGAGAGGGGACAGAATGAATAGTATTCTTAAACCTATTAAAGAAGCGGAAGACGGAGAAGTATTATTCTTTGACGAAATACACAGTCTACAAGCTAAAGTGCTAGAAGGGTTGTATAAAATTATAGACAAGGGCACATTTTACGATACAGAGCTTTGTATGGATTTACCATTACCAAAGGTTAGATTTGTATTCGCAACAAACATTCTAAGCCCTTTACCCGAAGCATTTGTCAACAGATGTAGATTTGTAGAACTTCAGGACTACAGTGCAGAGGAATTAGCAAAAATTGTTCACTTAAGGTATCCCGAGATTAAGAAGTCTTCAATACCAGCAATTATTCGTGCAGCCAAGGGGGTGCCAAGGACAGCCCTTTCATATGCGAAGTCAGTAATTGCCGGAGCAAAGACCGATAGAGTCTTGGTAATCAATCAGGAAGAAGTGAACAGCATCTTAACCAGCCGTATGGGTGTAGACCCAACGACAGGACTTAACGCGAAAGAGTTTAAAATAATACAAAAGGTAATCGAGCGTGGTAGACTTTCAACTACTGCGGTTGCAAACTTATTAAAAACCACAACAAAAGACGCTCAAAGACAGTATATCGAGCCATTAAGAGCTGCCGAGTGGTTAGCAGTGAGCCAAGCCGGAGTAATCCCAGGCTACAGAGCCCACGAAAATTATAGAGCATTTGTAAAGAGAGGTGAGTAATATGAGCGATATAGCAGTAATTAGACTTATGGATGACCAATATGATATGGACGACGATTTAATTTACTATATCAAAAAAGATGAACAGTTTGAGACCAAGATGGAAGACTTCAAAAAATTATTAAACTCACACGAAAACTTCCAAGAAATCGAAGACTTTATATTTGATAATTTTGAGCAAGTAAAATTAGACGAATACAAATTATATTTTTAAAAGAAAGGGGAATAATTATGATTAGTTATAAAAAATATTATAATCAAATCGGGGATATCTCTACTCAAGAGATTGTCCAAGAAATAACAGCAAATGAACATTGCGACAGCAGATTAAAAGACATCGCCGAAAAGTATAAGGCACTAGACGTAGTTATAGATAAACTTGATAACTACGACAAATTAGAAGACGAATACATTATATTAGATAATCAAGCAGAAGAAATCATAGAAGAACTTGCAGAGAAGGAGGAATAGTTATGTTTATTATAGGAGATTTATTAGAATTAAAAGATAGGAATTTATATTTAGAAAAAGACGGAAAGAAAATACCAATGAGTTTGCAGTATTATGTGGCAGATGACATATTCTTTTTCGAGGTAGATGAAACGGCAAAACTTCATACATTAGATGTTTTGAGAACAGTTTTAGAGATGGAAGCGGAAGATGATTGTTGGCATGAGGATATATACACCGCCCCAATGGAAAAGATATCGTCTTGTGAAGTAAGATTTCCAAAAGATTTTTCTAAAGTTACAGAAGAAGATATATTTGATGATTATTATACAATCACACATATTGATACAACAATGGATGACGTAATCATACATTTAAAATAATAAGACAGGGAGGCCTAGAGCCTCCTTCTTTTTGAGCCTGTGCCCAAAACAAATGTTCAGAAAGGAGGAATATTATGAGCATATTTGAGCAAAACTTAAATAAAATACGCAGATGGAGAGGGGAAGTGAACAACTACATTTGCAAATTATCAATGGCAACTGGAGGATATGACGAATTAAAATTAAATTTTGACATTATAACAAAAGATTACATACCAATTAATAAATATGGCAACTATGTTGAGCCTTATAATAAATTTTCCTTAACAATTCCACATTTAGACAAATATTCTTCAAAGGAAATAGAAGAATTATTAAATGAAATTAATAAAATGTTTAAAAAATATGTGTGTATGTAATTTATATTACCCCACGCTTGTTCACTTTTAAGATGGAAAGGAGATGAATAATTCATGGATAAGAAAAGAATTGGAGAAATCATGTTTGACTTATTTGACAAATATGATAATTATGACGATATCAAAGACGCATTACGTAGCCTTCATACATACGGGTCAGTTACAGACGAAGAATATAACCAATGTTTAGAATATTGGGATGAAATCTTATTAGATTGGGAATCACAAGTATAAATAAGTGAACAGATTTTATAGATGCACGGGGATTATTTTTTACCCCGTGTATATTTTTTATATTACCCCAATCATTGTTCACTTTTATTTTTTAACAACATCTGGGTTGCTCTGCTTTTCTAAAAGTTGCTCTGCTAAAATTGTTTATAAATTGAGCAAATCAACCTGGACTTAAAGCATTGATATAATCAAAAAAATTTAAAGTCTGTTCAGTATTGTTAAATTGTTTATAAAAAAGCAGGTCAACAGCAGGTCAACCGTGGAAACCCTTATTACTGTAACATTTGCTCATTTCGGTTGCTCTGCTGTTGATAAAACATTAATTAGTAAAATATTTTTGATGTATAGAAAGTTAAAACTAATACAAAAAATATGTCGCCTAGTAGATTTAACAACAGCAGGTCAACCAACCCACATTTTACTTACGCCCACAATTATTTCCTCGGTTGCTCTGTAGCAAATCAACCCGTTTATAAACATATAAAAATGCCCATTTTTGACACCACCAAATACACCTTCTACACCTTTTTATAAACATTATTAACTTTTTTTATAAACATTTTCAACAGAAAATACACTTGACACACCTTATACACCTATGCTATAATATTTTTTATAAACAATAAAAAGGAGGAAAATTTATGGCGAAAACACAAGTTATTAAAACTATAGTTAACAAAGAAGACTACACAAAAATAAGCATACACGCAAGACAACACAATAAAAAAATATACGAAGTAATACAAGAGGCAATGCGAGAGTATTTAAACGCCCATTACTGTCCGCCTAGTATTACATACCCATTTGATATAGGAGCAATAAGAGAAGCAGCAATAGCAAACGGAGGCAATCCGCCATACACACCAACTGATTGTATACGCTTTATGAATGAAAACCGGGTATTCGACTGACCCTAATGATAAATTATTGTTCACTAGATTTAAAGTCGCATTCCCAGAAGCTTCGTTCGAGGAGTTCCAAGCATATCAGTTATATCGAGAAGCACATCCAAAACTAAACGCATGGATACCAGATGATACACCGGGAGGGATGCCTACACCAGAAAACCCAGCGGGTCAAAAGCATACACCTACTAATAATATAATAGGATAAATAATATAATAGGATAAAAAAAAGAAAGAAGACCGGGAGGGGCGCACCTCTCATAGCCTTCTAACGGAATTGCACATATACCATTAAATTAAATAATTAGTTAGTTGGAAACTAATATATTTTGTATTACTTTCAATGATATACTTATATGATGTCTTTCGACAATAATTATTATAACATATCTATACACTATTCGTCAATACTAAAAATAAAAAACACACCAGCGGGTGACTAGGTGTGCCTGTTTGCGTCATTTGCATTACCAGAACAAATTATGCGAACATAAATATTATACCACTGCTAAACCGGGGTGTCAAGACCCCCTAGTAATAAATAAAATAAAAAACACACTCCCGAAGTAGTGTGCTCTCATTCTATTATTTTGGTATACTAGAGGACCAAAACAATAAAATAACTAAAGACAATATTATACTATAAAGTAAATATTGTAATAATTATACTATTATTTTATCTCTGTGTCAATACCTTCACTAAAAATAATTGTGTCCGTAACAGGTAGACCGGGTCACAATATGTCTGCTCTTAAGTAACTCATAGCCCCACTCCTTACCAAAGATATTGTGAACAGCCTCGTGCTCTGATATAGTTAAACAGATTAAATTATCTACACTATTATTTGTCTTACACCAGTCCAAATGATGAATAATACAACCGGGAGGCACAGCTACCCCATGCGCCGCTTCCCAGATAGCCACATGAAGCCTCTTTCTCACCCCTGTCGTGCAGACATAGTAACCGGGTCTTCTTGTCCTGCCTGTATTTTTTACCTAAAAACATTACTTGGTCCTCACGGGTCTTAACATCTTTTCTTTTATTATTATTAAACATATCACCTATCATAATAAACTCCTCTTAGCACCTGTAACAGCTCTACCAGCCCATAAATCAAGCGTCGCATATCTTGTTGCATCCAAACTGTGGTCATTAACTGTTGGCCACTCTTGTATTATTATTTCTTTACCACCTATATCACGCTTTAAAAACTCAGCTCCGACAAACTCTGCCCAGCATCCCGGACATTGTTCACTGTCAATCCAGATTTCTCGAACATCTCCATATCCTCCTGTTAAAAATTGATAAGATATGTCTCTCGATCCAGAAACTTTCTTAACCGGGTATATGTTCAGTCCCTTACTTCGCAAACCATCTATAATTCTGTTGTCAATTTCTGAATTTATTAAACTCGTGATGTTTATACTTCCAGGAATTACCCCACCTCTGTTCAACATTTCACGCACATTACTATAAATTCCCTCTTCTGACCAACCAACACCTCTTACTTCATCTACTATCCATAAGACTTTTCGTATTCTGTTATAGCCTACAACCACACAAACTGTAGGGTCCGGACGATAACCATAGTCCATGCCAACCATCCAACGCCACGATGAAGCACCCATACCAAAGTCATCAAAGTTCACGTCTTGCTTACGCATAGGCTTTAAGTTAGGGAATACCATAGTAGCCGGGTCTCCGACCTCTCCCATGATTACGTGCTTCCACTCTTGCAAGTTTTCTTCACGCATAGCCTCTGCCATATCATAAACCTGTTCAGGCACAATTCCTCGTGGAATATCATATAAATTAACATGTTTAAAATAAACTTTTTCTTTTATAA